CTCCGTGGTCTCCGTATTGGTAAAGATGGTCTCACTATAGGTACAGCGGTGACAGTAAATCCTCTAGGTGATGTGGATCCAGAAGACTCTATTATCAGTGTGGATGGTAACATTCAAGCCAAAGGCTTTCGAACCACGGGTGAAGGTGATTTCAGGTCGGGTATATCTAATACATCACCAACTGATACATTCTCTATTGGTGACAAACTATTCGTGAATATTTATGATTCAAATGTTTTGACTGTATTGGGTACCACATCCACACAAAAAATTGTATCACAGTCCCTCGAAGTTACAGACTTTATTGAAGTCGAAGGTGAAACTGGTATCAAATCTGTATCGACTATTACAGTGCATGCAGATAATAAGGGTGAAGACTCAACCTCAAACCTCCTTGATTTAAGGTGTGGCCCTCTTACTGCAAATATAAGCGTCGTCGAACTCTATGGTGCAAAAACATCCAGTAGTCATCAAAACATACGTTTCAAAACAAAGAATACTGAGAGGGTGCGTATAGCATCAGATGGTAAAGTGGGTATAGGTGTCACGGAACCCCCAGAAAAGTTAACACTTGGCGGAAATCTAAAAATTAATGGAAGTAATACAGCCGTACTTGGTAATACATGGGGAACACAGGGTGACACAAGTATGCGTGTGTATTCATCTCCAGCGACTGGTGAAAACTTTATCGAGAATATAACCGCTGCTAATAAGGGTCTAAATATTAAAGTTGGACAAGGGCCTATACCCACTACACGAATGAGTATCATTGAAAATGGGCGCGTTGGTGTGGGTACGACACAACCCCAAGCACGTTTTCAGACATCGGGTGGTGAAGTATTCATAAATAGTAATGTGTCACGAGATGGTGGATTTACTCATCTATCTGGCGTACCCTTAACTGTTACAAATACAACACCAATTACTACAACTAATAACCCCACACAAGTTCTTAGACTTGCTCGGGAAGGTAAAATAACCACACCAGAGAACCATGGTGTGCGATCCACATTTAAATTGGCAAAGTTTGAAGAGTCAGCCTCAACGGCAAGAACGCGTCTTGATATAGATCTTGCTCACGGAAGTTACGCAGCGGCTGATGTAAATATTATGACATTGCGTAGTGATGGTCGTGTTGGTGTAGGTACGCACACACCAGAATCAAAACTCATGGTGAGTGTCAGTGGGGCTCGAAACCCAAACAACAATGGTATACTCGTTACAAACCTTACCGATGCCGATGCCGATCAGGATGCCATTATAAGCACACGTGTACGTGAAGATGCTGGCGATGCTTTTGCAACGTACATGATTGATAATAATGGAAGTTATGAAGGTTGGTCAGTGGGTGTTGATAACAGAAACAATCAACGTGACTTTAGAATTACAAATAATGTATTCGCTGTTTCAAATGTTGCGACAACAGCTGTATTCATAGATGGTTCATCGAGAAATATTGGTATAGGTACAGATCAACCGAGAGGTGCCCTCGAAGTAAATGGAAAACTTGTCATTGGAAATGAACTATACTTTGGTGGTGTAGATAGCGATGAGTATGGAAACACATTTATGCGTGAAAGGTTGTATGATCCAGATGGTAAATCAGAGCTTGTTATTGTCAAAGCCAATGAAGGTCAACTTTCAGGTGTAACTGGTCCTGATAGAATTCGTAGTATCGCACCACTTCACGTATTTCAAACATATGATAGTACGGGTCTAAGTATAAGTGAAACTGAAACACTTGTAACAAATGAACCAGGTGCTGGTGCGTTACTTGTAATAAATAAGGATCGTGTACTCGTAGGTACAAGTGAAGATCCCGGTGGCAATTCTCGACTTTACATCAATGGTGGTTTTGCATTCGCTTCAGGTTCTAAAATCGAAACAGGTGTAATGGATATTTTCTCAACTACTACAGCGGGTGGTACAGGTATTATTGACAATTTATCTTCAAATCTCGTTTTCAGACAGAGCGGAGATGAATATGCTCGATTTACAAATACTTCATTCATTGGTATAGGTACATCAACACCTTCTACAAATGTTCACATTTATTCACCACTCACAACAAGCAATGATATTCTCAAATTGGAGAGTCCATCTCCGGCGTTAAGTCTCAAACACAATGGTATTGTGTTAAATACTGACAGCGGATTTGGTGGTTATGTGAGAGGGTATCAACAAAAATCAAATGGCACAGCGGGTCTTGTATTGGGTTCTTCAAATAACAATGTCCTTAGTAATGTATTGTATATTACCGAAACAAGTAATGTCGGTATAGGTACATCAACGGCAAGTTCAAAATTACATGTGTACAACGGCATCACGCGATTTGAACATACAACGAGTAACGCCATGATAGAACTGAAGACAACTGCTGGTACTTCAAATATTCTTTCGGATACAAATGGTAATGTATATATTCAACCCTATAATTCAAATACTTTCATTCGAGGTGATTTGGATATTTCTGGTGATATCACGGTTGAAGGTCGTATCGATCTCGGTGAAGAAGTAGGTATTAACTTGAGTGGATCCGAGCCACAAGCACCTCTTCATGTAGGTGGAGGTATTATCACAAACTCTGACGCAGTTTCATGTAAAAAATATTCAAATGCATTCGTAGTTGATACAGGAACTGCAAACCAATCTAAGGATGTTCAATTGATATTTGGACCGGGTGCCTTTTACGCAAAGATTGTCGCCATGTTACGAAGAATTGACAACTCAACTGTAAATGACATGAGTACATTGGTTCTCGAAATACAAGGTGGTACCGGTGATGGAACAGCCCCAGATAACACATTGACATTGGGTACAAAGAATATGTTTAGTGGTGTCACGAATAATTATCCATGGAATCCAAATGTGACTCTTGGTAAAAGGGGTATAAGTATTAAACCACTTGTGTTGGATACACAATCAGAGACACGAGAATATGCGTATGATATTTATGTTGAACTGATGACAGCATGCGGTGGTAAACTTCAAAAAATTACAAGAAACCTGATCGACAACGCAGATCTCGATGACGGTGATGGTGGTGGAGTCACACAAAAGTCTTTTACATACTAATCAATTTTACCTAATGGGGTGTAAAGTCCCAAAGGTAGAATTAAAATTCAATTTACGCCCTGATGGAATCAGAGACGGCTAAGAAAAGAACGCCGACAATGAAAGCCATGACGACGTAATTACATTCAGTTTCCTCGAGGCCAACCACAGGCTTTGCTTCTTCAGCCTTGGGTTTAACAACAGGTTGCTGTTGTCTGGCCGGAGGTTCGAGATCCTCCAAAGGACAGTAGCCTATCATTTATACTGTACTTAGAGATTAATTTCTGTCTTCTTCTTTTTGCGACCCCTCTTAGACTTGGCGGCTTCAACATTGACTTCCTTCACTTCACCACCTGTGGATTCTCCTGAAATAGAGACAATGTCTGATACATCATCGTCATCATCTTGTTCAGTCACTGGCACTTGTACAGTTGTATTCATTGGTGGTGGTGGGGGCATCATGACACCACCCATTAGGCTTGAGATGTCAATACCAGGACCTTGCATTTCATATTGACCAGTGCCACCCACTGGAGCCGCGTCAGCTGGACCAGATGGTGCTCGAGTTGTATTTTGTACAGCGGCCATCATATTCTTGACAAGGTCTGGGTTTTGTTTGAGGACATCATTCATATTTGGAAGGGCACTCTTAAACATGGAGTTTGTAAGGTGGAACATCATCGCTGAACCACCCAACATCATGATAAGCTTGACTTCCGGAGCAACATTGACCTTGCTTCTGTACTTTACGTAAAGCTCTTCAAACACACCATCATAGTCATCCACATTCTCCATCACGGATTCGGACCAACCTTCGAGTTGAATCTCGAATGGATTGTACCTTTTATTGAGGAACTCCAAGCCAGTTACACAGGCGACCAACATACGTCGAGAGAAGCGAATGGATTGTTCAACATCAATACTGTAGGTAATCCGTTTGACTTCAGTTCGAAGATCTTCAACACTGGAATAGGCATTGAGTCTCTTATTCACAGCAAATCCCTTCTTCTCGAGGCGCCCCAATTTATTGAGGAGATCACTCTTTTCTTCATCTATGGAGCTGTATCCCTTAGAAGGTCTTTCTTCTTGCATCCCCATTTCGGGACCATCATCGGCGTCATCAAAGAACATTGGTTCATCTTCACCATAGTCAATTTCTTCATCTTGGTGTGGAGGGCTCGGAGCTGATTGTTTATTTGGATTCACAAAAGCATCCATTGCTTCTTGTTGTTGTGGTGGGGGTGGGCGACGCACTTGCTGTGGTTGGGGTCGTCGCACAGGCTGAGGACGCGAGGTTGAAATCTCAATTTCATCCATCAGGGCCTGTTCGTCGGCGTCCAGTTTCATCACAGTAGCACTCCCACGATCTAAGACAATTTCTTCGTCCATCTACTCTCTAATAGGAAAGTATTAAATAACCTTTAACGCACTTTAGAAAAAATTATATATGTACATTATAAATGTTGAACCTCAACCGTGCCAACCGAAATGCCATCATCTCCATTGTTGCTCTGATCGTTTTGATCTTTGTGCTTGGTATGTTGAAAAACACCAGCAAGTACCAACCCAGACCAATCACCATTAAGGCGATTAATGAACAATCTATCTTTGACCTCGAACACCGCATTGAATGTGCTCCTGGTCACACCAGCGAAGGGAGCACATACACCAAGAGCCTCACTCCAGGTGGTCTCTGTGCATCCGAAAAGCTTGTCGCGGAACAAGCGGGTGGCTATGAAATCGAGGACGGAATTGGTTGATCTTTAATCTAAGCTAATACTAAATG